GATGAACAATCTGAAAAACAACCGAAAGACCAACTAGATGACCAACGCAATGAACAACCGAACGACCAACCTGATGAACAACCCAATGACCATCCCAATGACCATCCCGATGAACAACCTGAAGAACAACCAAATGACCAATCCGATGAACAACCAAATGACCAATCCGATGAACAACCAAATGACCAACCTGATGAACAACCGAATGAACAACCTGATGAACAACCGAAAGAACAACCTGATGAACAACCGAAAGAACAACCTGATGAACAACCGAAAGAACAACCGAAGACTAAATTTAAAACTGGTCCTAAACGAAAGGTTGATCCAAAACCTAAATGCGAAGGCTACTCTTGTTTGCGTAAAGGGGGTGATAAATCGCTTACAATTGTAAAATGTACCCACAAAGCATTAAACAAGACACGATTTTGCGGAATTCATAAGCGTTTAGTTAATTATACAGGTGATATTGATGAACTGTTAAAAGTTATGAAGGATTGGAAAGATGGCAAAGTAACAAAAGACTACTATTACTGTATCATATGTTCATTGTTTTTCAAAGATGCATCTGTAAATAAGCAGATGTCTACATGTCAACCGTGCAAGCAAGAATACACTGAATATGCCAAGAAGAAAGAAAATTTAAGTAAATGCGACGGATACTGTTGTTCTTACAATACTAAATCAAAGACGGTTGATATTAATAAATGTTCTTCTAGGATAGCTACTGGTACACGATTCTGTGGAAGGCATAAGAAGTTTAACTCATACGGTAAGAAAACAGATGAAGTGCTAGATGTTATCAAAAACTGGAAGTCTGGTGGTGATAATAAGAACTACTACTTCTGTGTCCAATGTTTGTACTTTATTAAAGATCAAAATATAGATCAGGATTGTTTGCAATGTAGCAAATGTACAGATGCAAGAAAGGCGTATTGTGCTAAGAGAATTAAAGAAAAAATTAAATGCCCGTGGAACAGTAGAGGTGATAAGCGGTGCAGAAACAGTTTAGCAGAGAACAGTGATTATTGTAAAACTCACGAGTATGTGGAAGAGTACACCGATGATATGAAAGCTAACAGTAAGTATTGTGGTACGTGCCATATGTACAAATACTGTTATGACAAGTTAGTATGTGTCAAATGTTTAGACATAGGCAAAATTAACAGACATACTGCTCGAGTGAATGCAGTAAAATGTAAGCTTGACAACTGCGCTAACCGAGCACAGAATAACGGTTACTGTGGTCATCACCATCGGCATATTATTATGACACCGCTGTTGGCAGATGGTACTAAGAAACCGTGTTACTCGTTCAAGCGAGGTGAACTGTGTTTTAATGTTTTAGATAAACAAAGTACATTTTCAAAATGTCCCGACTGTCGTATTAAAACTGTTCGCAACACCAATGCGTACCTAATGTATAAAAAATCTGCTAGAGCTCGTACAATTGAATTTTTACTGACAGAAGAAGATGTTAACGAATACGTATCTAAGTTATGTTACTACTGTAACGAGTTTGATAATGATCGTAACTACAACGGTATTGATAGAATAGATAATGATGGTGCATATGAACGTTCAAACTGTGTACCGTGTTGCACACAGTGTAATTATATGAAACGTAATTTATCACAAGATGATTACATAAGATTCTGCAAAAATATAGCAACAAATACACGTGTTGTTAAAATGTCAGATACTAAGCATATAATTGATGTAGTAAAAGGTGTAAGTATATCATACAAAGCAATAGATCGTAAGATTGCTAAGGCAAAATACACGTGTAAACAAAGAAAACGTAAGTACACGATATCACGTGAAGAAGTAATAGATACGTTTACCTACAAATGTGTATACTGTGACAATACTAACAGTGATGCCATCGGTATGGACCGTTTTAATCCAGAAGAAGGGTATATACCTGGTAATATAGTTTCATGCTGTGGTACGTGTAATTATATGAAGTGGACATACTCATATGATGAATTTTACCATAAAGTCAAACGTGTAAATCGCAGGTGGAAGTGTAACCCAGAATGTTAATAAGTGTATTTAATGAGTGTATGTACTCACATTAAATATTAGTTAGCTGCTTTTTTAGCACGATGACGACGAACTTTTTCAGCATTCTTACGATTGAATTCTTCTTTATTTTCATCAATCTGTTTTTGTCGGTATGTATTAACATATCCGGTTTCAATCTTTACTCCATCTTCAATACGATATTGTCTACGATCACGAACACGTGTACGACGTTTTGCATCTTTTTGACGCATATTTTCATAACATATGCCGCAATTTGCAGATACTGCATTAGTGATAGTGCGAAAAGTGGTTTCAATCTTAAATTTATAACAACGGTTACAAAATTTTAATAGATTGCCGTCATCATCAGTTTTATCAACTATTAACTTACTATGTGCTATGTAATGTTTTCTACACATATCATCTTTATAGTTTTTAGTATTGCAGTTTTCGTTAGCACACATTGTGAATAGTCTATTAACTATATTAGTCTTTATATGCAGGAAATGTTAATTATAAGTTAGCTACTTTTCAGTATCTTTAGTCTTTTTAATCTTTCCACCAGTTTTTCCTGTATCTTCAGTCTTTTTAGCTTTGTGTTTCGCTGCCAGTTCTTTAGCATGTTTTAGTCTGTACTCCGGATTCATCATTTGTTGACGCGTTGCTTCATATTTTGCTTCCTTTTTCTCCTGTCTATTAGTTTTCTTCTTATTTTTACTTGAACACAGTAATCCAGATTTTTTATCAATAATCATATCATCTACTTTGTCATCAAATTTTTCTGCAATAGATTTGCATTTATTTAATACATCTTGTAACTCAAAATTCTTTTTCATAACATTGCAACAATAGCAACATGCTGTAATGTTGCCATCACAATACCCTTTAGAGTTATCAATTCTGTCTATCCCATTTTTACAATTATCTTTACCACACATGTAACATGGTTCATCAATAAGTTTATTATACGTATCTTCAGTCATTGTAAATTCAATGTTCTTCTTTTCAGCACGTTTTTTATAACTTGCAAATGAAGTCACTGTAAAATCAGCAAATGCTTCACTGTAAAACTGTTCTGTCAACAGCTCATTGTAAGATGCAATATGAATACATCTTTTAAGAAATGTAACTATGTCTAATGTATTTTTCATGTAGTTGCACATTGAACAGCATGCAACCGTATTATCAGTCGTATATCCCAAACTGTTATTTACACGATCAATGCCATTAATTGTAGCCTCAATTGAATCACAGAAATGGCATTTATCATGAAACATGTCTAAAGCTTCTTCGTCTGTAATGCTCCATTCGCGTCCATCTTCTTCAGCTCGTCTTTTGTAATACTGTAGTTTATAATGCGGATTTGCATTCTTTTTCTTTTTTGCTATAGCCACCTTTTCTGGATTTTTAGCTTTCCATTTTATCATATTTTTTGCATTTTTTGCTAAATATTCTTCTTTGTTATTTTCAAATTGTCTTGCACGATAGTCCATCCATCCTTTTGTTGCTATTTCTGGATTATCTTCTTTATATTTTTTACGCATTGCTTTTACTTCTGGTCTTTGTTCATATTTTTTATAATACGCGGATTGATCGCGTTTTGGTCTATTCTTTTCTACTTCTCGTGAATGTTCTAAGCATGCTGAGCAGTTTTTTGATACTTTACCTAATTTATTTATAAATCCATCTTTAGGCATGAAAGTAACACATTTTGGACAAATAAGTAGACTCTTACCATCTTCATCTTTTTTATCTGTTTGTGTCAATCCATGTTGATAATAATGTGATTTACACATATCCTTACCTGGATATTTACGTTTTTTGCACCCATCTGTAATACACATTGTTAAATTGTTTAGTATGATTTTTTAACATTTGTTGTTATATGGATGTATTTAAATCAATTTTTTTGTTAATACAAAAGTGCTATAATAGCTAATTTGTAATAAAGTAAAAATAATATATAAAGAATAAGCTATACCACCCATTGCTCAGTTGCTGTATGCAAGGCCGGCCATACCACTCATCACACGCAGGATATTGTAACTGACCCCCCAGACGTGCAGTGTGTTCTCAGCATTGAACAGCGGCAACTCCGGCAGCTCATTGTCGCAACCACGCGTCTTATCACGGAACCACACACACAGCTGCGTGTTATCAATACGTGACAAGTTAGTGGTACCACTCGGCTGGTGAAGCTCCGGGTACAGCGCGAACGAGTAAACGTTGATACCATCCGCCGGCGTGTTAGTGTGGTGCTGGTCCGGTTGGAGGTAGTTAAAGTAGTCACCCTCGCGCTTCTCCTCGCGATCATGGCCGTTGACCTGCAGCTGAGCGATGTCAACCGGGTTGACTGAACCATCAATCAGGGTACCCCAGTTGCACTGGTTGACAAACGGATCATCAACCATGTCAGCGTTACGCGTATCACGGAGAGACTCAACCGGGTACGACAGATCGCGGATGGTCAGATCCGACTCAACGTCGCAGATAAAGATGTTGCAGCACTCATCAACATGGATGGATGCGCAGATCTTGCCGGTCAGGTTGTTCAGCGAGTCAGCACCGTTGCACTTGATCTTGCTGGAGTCAATGACCAGACTGGAACGGTTGACCCAGAGGCACTTTGTAGACTTGTTGGTGACCGTAATCTTGCAGTCACTGGTCTTTCTAGCATCATCCGATCCCGGAAGGAAAACCTCCCACTGCTTCTGATCATCGCAAGCGTTGTTCGGGTCAACACACGGCTGCACAGTCGGATCTTCACAAGCATCGCAATCGTTGGCAGCCTCTGTCTCATCACCGCAGCACTCAACCAGCATCAGAGACTCACTCAGGATCTTCTTAGCGGCGTCCTCAAACACGCACGGGTTGGTCCAGTCATCAGTGTAGTACGGGAAAGCCTTGCCGGTAGAGTAGTTACCGTTCTTCATGGCCCAGATGAGCTCCTTCGTCGGGTGGTTGAAGTCCAGGCGGTACTTGTTGGTGGCACCAGTGACGCCCTCAACTGTGTCCTGCAGCTGCTCAATCAGGTACTCGTGACCGACCTGAGCGAAACGGCGACGCTCCTCTGAGTCAAGGAAGACGTACTTAACCAGAAGCTCGCAGGTCTTAAGACGAACCTGAGCCATGTCGCGGTTCTTGAAGCACTGGTTGGCGACGATGACGTCCTCAACGCGTGAGATCTCAAACTGGACACGCACCTCGTGGTACTGCAGAGCGATCAGCGGGAGAGCAAGACCGTAATGGCGGTTAAACCAGAACTGGAGCGGGATGTACATCTTGTACTCGCACTTGTTCTCACCGTTGTAGTTGGTCAGCTCCGGGACATCACCGATCATCTTAGCAAAACCGCGCTCACCATCACCGGCGTGGTGGGCCAGGTCGTACCAGATGTTCATCCAGGTACCGTACTGCTTGTCAATGCATGAGCCACCGATGTCAACCTCAACCGACTTGATCAGAGCGTGACCGAGACGCTTGATCCAGGCGAACTTGGAACCGGCCGACGGGCGAACAGCATGGACCGTCACCATGAAGTAGACGTTGGAGATAAGATCACCGTTACGGGTCACTCGGACATGTGAACGAGCACCGAACTGGCAGCCACCCTCCATCGGAAGTGCGATCGTCTCCAGCGCGAAGTTGGTATGACGACGGTACACGACCTTGAAGTGCGTGATCTGCGGGTTACCGGTAAGGTAGACATCTTGTGCTCCATATGCGACTAAACTAACTAATGCTCCTGAGGCCATTGTTATAGGTATACATTTCACGTAGATAAAAATAAGATCGCGAAATGCTGTGCGTACGGATGCATGGTCTGGATATGCTATACATTTGAATGACGTTGTACATTACTTATTTGATTGTGTCTTTTATGATTACAAGTTGTATTATTGTCACACTTGTATCTTTTTTATAATTTTACATCCGATGTAAAATCATAAATTGAACTGTGCGTAATTACTCAACCTGCTGTTAGTGCATCTTGAATAGTAGTCTGCTTTTAGAGGATAGTGCATCTTGCCTTCTTCTTTTCAGTACAATCTTCTTCCTTTTTGTAATTATCGTCATATAAACACTCTTCTCCACCATTCTTTGCTGTCCGTGTAACTCTGTACGTCTTAGTTCTTTCACCATCTTCACACTTACTCTTATTCCACTCGCCTCTACAATCAATCTTATCATCATCCCCATCATCATCCTCACCATCATCCCCATCATCATCCTCACCATCCTCATCATCATCCCCATCATCATCCCCATCATCATCCTCATCATCATCATCATCACCCCCACTCTTCACCCTTTCAATATCCCACATCTGTGACGAGTCATCTTGAACCCCCCGAACAACCACCGCGCGTGTACCAGACTCGTACGCGTCTAACATCCTGTTTGACTTACTGTTCTGCCGAATGGTGTACTTACCGTTCGTATTTTTCCTAACAACCCACTGTTGAGTCCAGTTGTTCTGTTTAGGTTTCATCACTGTCCGTTCATCATTAGAATCATAATGTGCATCCAAGTAAAGATCGCTGTCATCAGACTGGATAGTGTAAACGTTCGGGGTTGATCTGTTGGATATGTCGTCTACACTTCTGAATCTCCATTTAGTTGCATCCGTTTGTTTAGATCCAGATGCAAGAATATCGTTCTTGTTTATTTTCAAGTATTTGACGTTTACGTGATGTTTGATCCTGTACACACCGTCTGGCAACAAAGATGTGTTGGTTGCATGCTCAACAGTGTCTTGGTAGTACATCACCAGCAGAATCAGACAAAGCAGGACAATCACAATCTTTTTCTGATAAAGTATCATTGTTATATTATAGTAACAGAAAAAATTGATAATAATTAACTTAATTTACACACTACACTATATTATTAAACATTACTCAATTATGACCGCCACATCACCACTCAATCTAGAGTTCATAAAAGCTGCCCGTCTAGGCGACACAACAAATGTTAAACGACTACTACTGAACCCACAAGTTGACCCAACATGCAACAACAATGAAGCATTAGAAGCAGCTGGACTACGACACAACTACGCAGCCTTTAGACTTATTATGGACGACAATTGTGTTGAACCGATCAGTTTCCTACTAGATATTGACAACACGGTCATCCTAAAAATGATGTTAAAATGTGACAAAGTGGTTAATCATCCATATTTTGATGAAAATGTAGAATACTGTATGTGTGGTGCACTACGTAACAACTTTTATAGTATTGTTGCTGAACTGTTGGAAAACACCAGTGTAACAGTAACAAACAGTATGTTAAATTCCAGCATTTACGACCTTGATGCAAAAACATTAAGACTTTTACTGCAGCATGTAAACAGTTTAGACTATGTCAGTGAACTAAAGTTTACTTGGATTAATAATGACCAGATGTTGTGTTTTTTGGAACATATACAAAAACACATGGACGTATACCCTGAAGTTGTATCAACACTGTCTAATATTAGACTAGATGTGTTCAGAGAGTATGGTCCAGAAGTGTGGAGTCTACTTTTATCCATAATAGACTGTCAGGATATTCATAGAGATTTCTGTGGACCTGACTGTTCATTTGAAGTTATGCATCTGGTAATTAATCATCCAAAATTTAAAACACGAATTGAGGGTTTGCATTGTACAATCAGGTTTAACTTGCACAATCAACTACTACAGCGACTTAAAAGAACCAGCTTTTTTGGCAGACTAAATTGTGACCAGACAACTGTCCGACTGTTCAGCACTCTGGATGAGTCAAAATACGAACAGATTAGAGCGTTATGGCCTTTGCTCAACAAGGTGCAGTCCTACCGTAGAAACATGATCATGGCACTCAACCATCTTCACAACAAGAAGAAACACTGGTTGTGCAAAGATCTGATCAACCATATCTGCATGTTAAGTGTGAACACGACTTTTGATAAGTACAAGGCTCTCAGTTGTACTTATCAATTGGAATAATTTATCTTATCTAATTTGTCAATAATATCACTTAATTTAGCAATGTCTGTGTCAAAAGTGTTCTGAGTCTGTTGATCTTCATCTTCATTAACATTAGGGTGTGAAACTCTAATACGGCAGCTCATAAGCAATATAAGTAACAAAGGCAAAAATAACAATGGTAACATACTATCATATTATGTTAAACATTTTTAGTCTATATATCTGTATTCTCCCTACATCGTAATAGAAAAAATTGATGATAAGTAACTTAATTACACACACCATACTAGATTATTATTAAACACCACTCAACCATGGACACCGCATCACCACTCAACCTGGAGTTCATAAAAGCTGCCCGTCTAGGTGACACAACAAATATTAAACAACTGCTGCTGAACCCCCAAGTTGACCCAACAGTTAAACAAAACGCAGCACTAAAAGCAGCAGGACTCAGACACAACTATGCAGCCTTCAGACTTATTATGGACGACAGCCGTGTTGAACCGATCAGTTTTCTAACGTACGTTGACGACGCAACCATTCTAAAGATGATGCTAAGCTGTGACAGAGTGGTCAATCATGAAGCTTTTGTCTACTCTATTGATCGCTGCATGATCAACACGTTGGTAAAACAAAACATTAATCACGATATTGTTGAGATATTGTTGACAAAGACAGATATTGTTGTTGATAACGATATGTTGTGTTATGCATGCGAAAACAACATTAGTCCATATATTCTCAAATTAATGTTAGAAAAATGTGAATTATACGAGCATGATATTTTAGATACTCTACTTATTAATACGAACGAAGATCTCATGCTGTGTATGTTAGAATTCAATATTAACAATCTGGATAAATTTTCGGGCATGTTTTCAACTAATCATTATCAACTTTACATGTTCGGCGAGTACAGCACAAAAGTGTGGTCACTGCTTATGATACATCCGCAAATCAAGTCAAGTGACATAGCCAAGACATTGCACTTGTTGCCGGTTGACACTGTTCAACTGATACTTGACCATCCTAATTTTAACACGAGTGATCCACACATAAAAACACAGATCGTGGAGGCGTCTATTGAAATACAAGCTGGTCACCAGTTAATTGAAACACGAAACTTTCTGTTGTCATACATCGTTAAAAATGGTCTACATGATCTCTTAATGTCGTACTTGTCCTACGATTACAATCACAAGTTTGCCTACGATCAGACAACCGTCCGACTGTTCAGCACTATGGACGAGTCAAAATACGAACATATTGAAGATCTTTGGCCTTTGCTCAACAAGGTACAGTCCTACCGTAGAAACATGATCATGGCACTTAACCATCTTCACAACAAGAAGAAACACTGGTTGTGCAAAGATCTGATCAACCACATCTGTACACTCAGTGTGAACACGACTTTTGATAAGTACAAGGCGCTCAGTTGTACTTATCAATTAGAATAATTTATTAGTTTATTACGATACAACCCGTCTGCTACATATCTCTTCTTGTACCGACTGTTGTAGTTATCATTATTACACTCATCATCACTCTCATTATCACTAGTACTTTCACTCTCAACATCACTCTCTATATCATCACTGTCATTACTACCATCACTATCATCACAATCCAACACATCCACACCAACCACACTACAACAACCCCAAATCATCACAGATAAAATACTGGCCAAAAAACTGGCAATAAACGGTCCTAAGAACATTACAATAAAAAACTGCATTCTCACTTACCATACCAACCCACAACACCTCTATATCATGTCACATACGCTAGTCCCGATAGACCGCTCATAAATCGCAGTACATTGTAGTTGACCCCGAACATGTAAAACTGACTGTCTTCATCAGCAACACCCAACACAGGAAGATCACCACACTCACTCGTACTGTCCCTAAACCAGACCAACAGTTCCACCATGTCCAACCTGGACAGATTAGCTGTACCGGACGGCTGAATCTCCTCGGGATACAGAGCAAACGAGTAGACGTTGATCCCGTCAGCCGGTGTGTTGCTGTGACACATGTCAGGCTGAACATAGTTAAAATATACACCCTCCCGTCTGTCAAACCTGTCCTGCCCGTTGAACCTTAGCTGGGCGAAGTCAACAGGGTTCTCGCTACCGTCTATCAACAGCCCGTAGTTGTTAAACTGGTAAACCTCAGGATCACAGGCGTTGAATCGTGTGTCGGTCATCCTACACACAGGTATGCTTAGATCTCTCACCGTCAACTCTGTTTCAACACAGTCACAGACGACACAACCGTTCTCAGCCACAGTAATATCAGCCTTAATCTTGTCAGTAATCCCATAATCACCTACTGACAGACTACAAGGGTTCACATAAACAACCTCATCCGATCTGTTCTCTATGTTCCACCGACCGACTGACGAACTGGAACAGGGTTGAACCTCGTACCACAGATGTTTGTACACATCATCACCACACTTATCATATTCATCCACATCACACACATCATCACCCACATCATCACCCACATCCCCGCACTCCCTGGGATCCACACCCACCGACACACTCCCATTAATAATAAAACAGGCCGCCTCCTCCACATCCCACACATCGTCGCCTGTGTAGTAAACAAACCTCTTCCCACTCACATAGTCACCTCTCTTGACCGCCCATATCAACTCTTTAGTGGCATGATTAAACCCAACACGATACCGCATGTCGTCAGTTACCACCTGATCAACACCGTCAAACTGCACCTGTTCTATCAGATACTCGTGTCCCACTACAGCAAACCTTCGTCTCTCTTCTGAGTCCAGATAAACAAAGTCAGCCAACACCGATGCACTTTTTATACTCAACCTGTTCATGCCGACCAGCTTGTCAAACCGACAGTCTTTAACAACCAACTTATTAACCTCAGAAAAATGAACATCTACCTCCACATCGTGATACTGCAACGCGATAATCGGAATACTCAACCCGACATGCCTGTTGAACCAGAACTTCATCGGGATGTACAGAACATACTCCGGCTTTACCTCGCTGTTGTACCCAACCATCTCAGGAACGTCACCTATCATAATGTCGTACCCTCTCTCCAGATCACCGTACCTGGCCAACTCGTACCACACATCTAACCAGGTGCCGTACTGACGATCAATAACCGTACCACCTATCTTCACCTCTGCTCTGTCTAAAACGGCGTGCCCCAGTCGCCGAACCCAGGCAAAACTGCTCCCGTTCGGATCCACACCGTCTACCACAACCTTAAGATACATCTTATTTATTAGATCCCCACTCTTATTAAACTTCACTGTCGCCTTCCCACCAAAACTCACATTGCCGGTCAAGTTGTACTCCACCACCTGAACAGCAAAGTTTGTATGCCTTCTGTAGACCGCCTTAAAAAATGTTATCTGTGGATTGCCGGTTAGATAAACATCCTGTACACCGACGCCGGCCAGTTGCAAAAGTCCACCGGCCATCTTATACTAACCTACCACATATTTTTTCACCTGTTTCAAACAGCTAAAAAAGTCATCAATCAAACAACTAACAGGTTGTTTAAAAAGTCATCTAGTTTTACATCATCGCATACGTCACACTCATCATACACATCATCCATATCACACCTGGTCAACTCTAACTCCTGTTTACAGTTTTCTTTAATCTGCCAACCTAGCCTGTTTGCATTACATATCACTATCAGTTTGAGGACATTGACTACCAGTTCTTTGTTATGTCTACTTTTTGTCACCAGTCTGTTTAACACCATCACACCTATGTTACTGTTACTATACAATTACATACTACTGAAGTGCGTACAAACACATGCATATAAGCAGCTACCGCATCGTACATTCAAGTATGGCGTCATTCAAGATCAAACCGAATAAGATAAAAGAGCAGATAGTAACTAAGACACTAGATGAGAACCACCGTAGCAAGATGGAGCAGTTTAAACGGGATAAAGACAGTCTACCTAGGTTAAAAGCAGAATATGACAGACTTTTAGCACAGTACGAGTCAATTGAAAGCAGAGAGTACACCAGTTACACAGCAGAAGACATCAGTCTGAGATCCAGTTTAAAACCAAGGATTGACAGCCTGCATGCAAAGATATACGACATAGAGAACGACATCACTGAGACAGAATACTATGCGCGCACCGATGACATACTGATTGACTACTACGACCTGATTGAAGAAGACGACGACGCACTTTACAAAGACAACCCTGAACTAGAGTTAGAAAAAGACACCAGTGAGAGTGTTGAGTCGGAGAAGAAAGAGTTAAGCCTTTTTGAAAAAATACATAAGCGATCAAAAGATAAACGAAAGGTTAAGAAGACTGTCCGTAAGAAACGTCCAACAAAGAACACCAGTAAGGCGGCTAATATTTTCAACTTTCTTGATATTGATGAGGCTAAAGCTGGTAAAGACAAGATCAGCAACCAGAGTAAATCGGCACTGTACGACCAGTATGTAAGAATCAACGAACCGGAGTTGTACTTTAACAAACATGTTAAAGTGACATACAACTACTGCGAGGCGTGCGACAAAGAGATGGTGTTACAAACAAATGAGGGGATTTATGCGTGTGAAGACTGTTCTGATTTTAACATGATCGTAATGGAGACGGAACACACCGGTGCTGAGAACAACACGTCCAACGACACCTCAAAAGGCTACCCGTACAAACGAGAGAACCATTTTGCAGAGTGGTTGTCACAGGTGCAAGGAAAAGAGACAACCGAGATACCTGAAGAGGTTTTTGTTAAGATACGAGCAGAACTACGTAAGCAACGTGTGGTTGATTTAACTAAGATGACAATTAAGTTTGTTAAATCTGTATTGAAGAAACTGCACTACAACCATTATTATGAACACCGATCGTTTATCTGGAGCAAGCTGACAGGTCTGAAACCACCGTCTTTTAGCCGCAGCAATGAAACCAAACTTAAGAGGATGTTCAAGCAGATCCAGAAACCTTTCATGAAACACTGCCCACCTGATCGTATCAACTTTCTTAGTTACTCTTATATTCTGCACAAGATGTGCCAGTTGTTAGAGTTAGACGACATGGTTAAATACTTCCCGTTGCTGATCAACCCTGAGAAGCGTATGATTCAGGACAAGATCTGGAAGGACATTTGTGGTGATATTAGTGAGACCACTTGTTGGCAGTATATTCCGAGCCCGGTGCAGTTGTAAAACTGTATAGGGGTTTGGATGGAGTACATACGAATTTCTATCAGTTGTAAGTTGTTGTGCCAGTCAGTCACAAAACCATTATTGCCACTTATTGTATACACACATGCCCAGACCGATAAAACTGGTCATGCTAGGCTGTGCTACAGTCGGAAAAACCAGTATAGTCAATCGTGTAGTTAGAAACAGGTTTGACATCTATGAACACTACACGATCGGTGCCGCATACAGTCAGCTGCAACTACCAAAGCAGAATGTGGAGATCTGGGACACCGCCGGTCAGGAACGCTATCTGAGTCTAGCACCGATGTACTACCATAAAGCAAACATAGTGTTACTGGTTTACGACCTGACTAACCCTTCATCTGTTGATCGCCTGTCTTACTACTTGGACATGATCCACGAGTACGATGCACACCCATACTGTATCGTAGTTGGTAACAAGTACGATCTGGTGAAAGATCCTGAGAACACACTGTACTACAGGACTAAAAGTAGACTTGAAGCACTGTACTCGTCGTGCAACCTGGACTTTATCTCGGTGTCTGCAAAGTCTGGTTACAACGCTGATGCACTGAAACATAAGATTCAGGAGTTGGCAGACACTGTAACAGACGAGTTTACTATGGATATAAGTGATATTACGTCTAAATACTGTACTAAGCGTTGCTGCCAAACATAGTTTTCAGTATCTGCTCAGCACCAGCAGTGTTCCCCGACCAGTGGACACCAGGCGGCATGTGTAGAACACCAGGAAACCAGTTGCAGTCCACATCCGCCTGTAAGAACCTGTTAACCACGTTCATATTTTTTATGTTCAGATCATCACTGCTCTGAATATCACTTCTTGTCTCGTTGGTGTTGACTATCGGGTGCAACATAAAGTAACTGTTGCAGTAGTTGTAGACAAACTGTTCAGAGATCGCGTTGTCCAACAGCGTGTATCTGGCTTCCGTATGACCCATCTTGTCAAGCATCTTCTTTAATCCGTTCCTGTTGAAAATATAGCAGGTACACGCCATCAGGTAACCCTCTACAATCGCGTTAGGGTACTGCTTATCTAACACCGCTTCAATCAGACTCGGATCTATAGTGTGCACCTGTAAACAGTCCCAGCCTTCTGGTAGAAGTTTCAACGCCTGATCAACACGATTAAGACACCTGGTAGTGAGCACCAGATCGTCTTCCACTATCATAACCATATCGTGCCGATCCAGATAAGCTGTCTTCATAGCGGTATGATGACTGTTGATACATGACGCGTTCGGTTTTACATCTACAATCGGTGTTATACGGGTGTGATCAGTTATGTGTAACTGATCAAAATGTTGCAACATGTGTCTGCGTCTGTCTGCACGTTTAGTCATATTTATCCAGTACACCGGTAAATCTGACATCTTGTTTTCATATTACACTATCCCAACAAAACTAAAATCTGATTACGATCGCGTTTATTCGCCACAACATCTTACATATAAAGATGTTAGTAGAACCCATAGTACAAACAACCATGGCTCCAACACCGATTGACCGTTTAAAAGAGGATGCGCCGATTCCAGGCCAGCGTTTCTACAACGTATCATTTGTATCCCCAGAGGGTATCCGAAACTGCACCGTTCGCCTGCTCAAGGTCCGTGGCTTCTTTGAGACTCAGGAAGAGGCGAAGATCCAGGCTGAAGAGCTGATGAAGCTTGACCCGCTGCACCACGTGTTCACCGGCGAGGTCGGCAAGTGGAACCCCTGGGACCCGCAGCTAACAGCCGACGGTATGAAGCAGGTCTTCCAGGAAGAAGAGCTGCAGAAGCTGATGGAGGGGCACGAGGACAACATCAAGAAGTCCAAGCAGCACGCCGAGCAACGTCGCCAAGACAGTGTTAAACAGGCTGCTTACAACCATCAGCAGGTGTCCAGCAAAGAGAAGGTTGCTGCACGTCTACGCAAGAAGCTGGCCGAGAAGCAGGCAGCTAAGGCGGCTCAGATCAGCGTGGAGAAGGATGCACAGGACAGTATGCAGAGCCCGATCAGCAGTCAGAAGGCTGAGCTTAAGAACACAGAGAAGGTGCTAGACGACCAGGCTAAACAGGTGTCAAAAGAGGTTGATCGGTTAGCAACTAACAGCACAACCATTCATAACCAGCAGAAGCAGCTGGACAAGGTACGAGCGTTGTACAAGAAGATGCAGGCTAAACAGGCTGCGTTGGCGTCATCATCATCATCATCATCATCGTCGTCGTCTTCATCTACTACTTCATCGTAAATCTATTATCATTAGTTCAATTAGTATCTCTAATTAAACCATTTACTTCTGCCCCTCTTGTTTATCAGGCCCGGTCATCGCCACCTTAATACTAGCATTCCTCTTTTTACCAACAAACGTGTTGATATCAAAATCTTTTTTATGCTTCCTCCAGTCAGCCCGATAGTTTCTTTTATGAAAGTTGTTAAACTGACTACACCCGATAGTAATATTCTTCCCTCTACTAGCTTTGTACCAGAATATCTTGTCTAAAAAACTGGACCTTGCACCACGATTAGCGATAACCATACAGCCGAAGTCTTTGGTGATCTCTTTAAAAACCTCCCTGAAAGAGTTAAAGTTCGGGAACATACCGGCATAGTGCTCGTAGATACGTTTCTGGTTGGAGATGTAGTCTTCTGCCAACAAGAAGATGTAGTCAAAGTTGCCTCTTAACTCTGGACCCAGACCTAACGGGAACTGCATAGTTAAGATGTACATAACCATGTAGTGACGCCCGTTGAAGAACATCTCCATAATGCACTCGTCTTTGGCCCAGCTACCTTTTGATGCCAGACAGTCGTCCATAACGAGGATAGCACGAGGATCAACACGTTTACCCAACTTGGCCTTCTCTTTCGCTTTTTCTATTATCTCAGTCTGACGAGCCAACATGGTTTCAATGATCTCCGAACTGTACTTGTAGTGGATGTAGACGTCGGGGAAGAACTTGCCATAAAAACTGCTCATCCTGTCTGTTGGAGATATGATGATACCGCCGGGGATGTCGTTGTGAGACTGGATGATGTCTCTTGTAACATAACTCTTACCGCTACCACGACTGGCAACCATACAGATAGACGGGTTAGCACAGAACATGTCTAGCTTCCACTGTCTTACCGGTAGAGCGTTGCCATCTAATTTTATGTTCTTGATCTGCATATTATCTATAATATACACGTCTAAAAAACTGGATCTAAACAACCAGCAACACCATCTACACTTTTAGATTCAAAATCCATTGTGGTGTTTTCACATGAATCATAAAACTCGTGCAATGGTGCATAATAAGTAAAAGTTACAGTTTTCAACTCTTCGTCAACCCCAAAAGACCTGATGTAAAAGTCACCAGTGACTGTAAACAGATGTTGTTCTTCTTCCACTTTAGTTAGTGTACTAACTACCGGTTGTAGTAAGTATCTGCGATCACCATCAAACACAAAAGGTTTAGTGTAACATTCTAAAAAGTCTCCTTCTAAATCTTGACTACCATAGAATTTGGCATTTACATCAACTTGGATACTTTTAATTGAAAATTCAATTTGTTCATTATTAATGCTTGTTTTTAATATGCCATCGTATATCTGTGCATAATATTTACCATAATTGTCTATGTATCCTTCTGTATTAATGAGGCTACTTTTACTATCATTTTCATCTTGAAAAGTACCATACTCTTCGCTGTAAGATCCACATATCCATTCATGAATCATAATATCTGCTGTTGTGAATTTGTAAGTTGTGTTGACATGATTGATTATAAACGTGTATGTGTTGCTACCTGTACCCACACACTGTATGTCATACGTATTGTACAACCCTTGTCCGGATATAAAACATTTTTTCTTTTTAACATGTGGGCAGTTGTTTTGCAATTTAAGCACACTATCATAAATTACAGGTGATTGTGTCATAATTAATTATTAAACTGTACACGATTTTATGTATTTTTTATTTACATAAAACTTTAAAAAGGAGCCAGATCAATAAACACATCGTTGGCCGGTACCCTGATGTTGTTCTTAGATATCTTATGTAAACCACTGGCACCACCAACCACTGTACTGGTAGGTGATTTAGTCGGCGATTTAGTACTCACTGCCGGTACAGACGTCGCCGCTATAGTGTCACTCTTACCATGATCCAACAGACTGGATGCGATGAACCAACTGATTACACCAACCACAGCAGGTGTGATCAGGTTTACCGGTTTTGGTTTTGATTTAGGGTTGGCTTTCTGACGTTTATTCTCGGTCCAGTAGAGATATCCGTAGGTTGCGGCTGACATTAGAATACCGATAAAAATTGGGTTCTTAACCAGATTATTCATGTCTATGATTATAATTAAGATAATAATCATGATTTACAATACGTACCGACTAAAGAACCTGTTCTTGTGATCGTTGCTGTCTATGTGGTCTTTAGATGACTCTTTACTACCACCGCTGTTTAGATACTTGTCAACCTCCTTATCAGATTTTTCACTGGCGCGTTTATCCTGTTTTTCACTGGAACGTTTATCTTCACTATGATGTCTACTTGATTCTTCACTATGATGTCTGCTGGAACGTCTACTGGAACGTCTACTTGATTCATCACTAGACTTACCCATACTGTTGTCCACCTGCTGCAGCCCACCGTAATCCTCTTTATCACTCCCACCAACAAGCTCCTTCTCAACACCTTGTAACCGTTTCTGTAGATCGTTCATATCGTTTAACATACCGTCTTCACTAACACTGCTGGTATCTCTACTGTCTTCCATAAACCTGTTACCATCTCTGCTGCCATCTCTACTACCATCTCTACTGCCATCCCTACTTCCATCTCTACCACCATCCCCACCATCATCCTCCAAAAAGTTCATTCCAGCATACCGTTCTTTCAACTCATCGCGATTAAACCCACCACCGACAGCCACAGCACCCCCATCATCTATTTTGCCATAAATGTCCCTGTTAACCATGTCTTTAAGATTCAGATACTCGTCATCCCCCGGCTTTTCAAAAACCTCTTTGGTGTAATCGTTCTTCAGATACTCGTTTAACACCAGCTTGACCGGCAGTGTTTTACGAACAGCCTCTCGGACAGCCTTCTCAATCAGCCTGCATATCTCCACCTGGTTCTTCTTAATCTCACTGGTCTCCAATTTGTGATCAAACAACGCCGGATTGTTGTAGATCTGCCTGGACGCTTCAATAAGACACTTGTGTACAAAATCTCTACTGTCCACCTTCTCATGATATCTCTCCTTTACTAACTCTGACTCGTTGGCAGATGTTGAGAAGGTCAACAACACGATATGACTCTTTACAACAGCCTTAACCAGATCGTCAAACCACTCTGCACACCCGCTACCGTTTTTAATCCGGTTGGTCTCCTTCTCAACCAACTGATTGTTCAACGCCGGTATCTGCTTCAAGAGCGTCTGAAAAGTCTTCAGTGTACCGATCACCTTAATACTTGGATCCAACTTAGCTTTTGCAACATACTGCTTATCAATATCAACTGCTGTGTTATAAGTGCTCTGTAAACCTTCATAAAGCAAAGGGGTCATAATGTTGATCAAAAACTCAGTGTACTCCTGTTTAATCTCAACCGCGTTTCTTTCGTAGTAGTGAGGCATGGTATAATTTCAACAAACAAATTATATCAGTAAATAAGAACGCATTAAAACCAGGTCGGTCCGTTGTTACCACGGTTAAGCATAAACTGCTGCTGCTTCTTGGTCGTGCACAGACAACCGCTGTCCTGGTACGCGTTGTTACCAAAGTTGCGGCTCTCTACATAGTCACCCGAGTTGCCGCACACGTACGGGTCTTTTTCTTGCTGGAAAGGGGTCGGCCAGTCAGCACCACAGCACGACTTGGACACCATGTTGTTCATAGTGGTCATCTCACCGTTGGCACCGTCGTCCAGAAAGTAGTAGTTGGAAGGAAGATCACCGGTCATGCTGCCGAGATACGGTGATCCGACACTGTCTTCAAAACCAGGGCCCTCCACGATCACACCGGCACGAGCATCAGTTTTGCGTGTAGATGTTCTGGACTCAGCAAGCGCACCACCACAAGACGACACCACCGGAGGTCTGTACGAACAGCTACCAACAGTCTGATCACCGATCGGCATACTAGCCGGCACAGTCACAGCGATTACGCGCTCCGGGTTAACTTTGGTACCATCAACAACAGTCGGACCACTAACAACCGCCGGCGTCTCACCAACAGCAGCTTCAGCCGACACATCAGTCATATCTTCAAAAAGGTCGTCCAGAGCACGTGACCGACGACGAGAACGACGGCGACGCATTCGTCGGGGTCGTGTCATTACGAGGAACAGAAGAACCCCGACAAGTAGTATGATTAAGCACTGGTTATTCCCTGCAAGCATCGTGTAGTATATATTCTATACATATAAATATTGGAAGCGCTTCAGGGAGTTACAATATTTACAATCAATTGTAAGACTCGGTACACATATTTTTAGTTAATATTGTGTATGAATCTACATTATTTTACATTAAAAAATTGAAAAATAAACTGCTAACCGACCTCATTAATTCTGTCTTAGTAAACAACCCAATCATGGATCCGCTTCTAGATATCGCCGACCTGATCCCACCATATCTGGTGCATCAACAGTCACCCACCGCAGACCAGATCTCTCATCCGATTCTGCCCAACCACCCGCTTCCACCAAACACCAGACGCACACCGACCATCATCAACAGTCGTCTGCTCTACTGGGACGACGACCACTACAACACAGCAGGTGATCTTTACCAACAGATCACCTACTACTCATCCGGTATCATACACTGTGTGCGACCGATGACAAATGGTCAGACCCATGGTGTCTACGTTGAGTACGATGAGTCTGGTGTACAAGTTGAGCGCAAGATGTACAGTTATGGCGTAGCGGGGTGATTAGAAACGTGACCAAAGATAAAAATTGAAAAATAAACTGCTAACCGACCTCATTACTTTTGCTTTAGTAAACAACCCAATCATGGATCCGCTTCCAGACATCGCCGACCTGATCCCACCACATCTGGTGCACAAGTCTCGCACTCCCCATCAGATCATGCAAGACACCCCGCTTCCGCAATCTGCTGTACGCACACCAACAATTATCAACAGTCTTCTACTTTACTGGACAGACAACTACTACAACTCTGCAGGTGGTGTTTACAAACAGATCATCTACCACTCAACCGGTATCGTGTTTAGTAAACGGTACGTGTTAGACGGTCGGTCTCATGGCGTATACATTGAGTACGATGAGGATGGTGTTCAAATTGAACACACAGAGTACAAACATGATCAGGCAGCTGAGAACATATTCAACACATAACCTCACTCATGCTCAACAACATACACAGGCAAAAACACATCATTGATTATCCACCTACCAGATCCTGACTTGGTACGTGTGTAAAGATCAATCACCAACTGATACTTCTCCAACATCTTGTTTATCTCATCCAAATAAGACCTGTTCTGGGCGATCTTAGAAAAGAACGTCTCGGTACTAAATCTTACCCCGTACTTATTAATAGCCTCCATCTGCACCTTGTTTAAAACCTTCCGCATGTCTTTTAGAAACCTGTCTTCATCTATCTTGATCTTCTTACCGTCAAACTTCAACTTTCTTATTACATACAACCCCTCTGCTGCCAAAACCAACGACCCCTGAGTCTTGCCGTCGTTGTAGTGGTCTAAAAAGTGAAACATGTCACTGATGCTAGGAAACTCGTAAAGCACACCATCCACCGCTCTACCACCAGGTTTGGGTGTGGCCGGATGAGTATGGAAGATGTACTCGTAGTCGTACATGTCCGGCATGTTCTGTGGCATGAATATCTCGTTATCCCCCTCGTCTACCCTTGTAGTGTTACCAGATACGACCACCTTGTCTAATCCAGAGTTGTGAAAGTCTATAAGACCGGCATGCTCAGAGTATCTGAACAGTTTTTTATTATTGTCGTCGTTATCGTTCCCACTGTCTACATAGTTCTTCTTAGACCCGTGTTGCATTAGAGCATCAATGATCATTATCTGGTTCTTGTCCATCTTAAGATACTTCTTGCCTTTCTTTTGTAAAATTCTACCAGTTAACCTGGGTACCTTCTTAGAAGTCACCCGTGTATCCATCTCGTACCGCATAATCTTGTCAACAAACTCGTCGGAAGGCTTAACATCGTGTACAGTAACATAGTGCATCAGACTGTCTTCCCACTTGACCATGTTAAGCTGGTACATCCCTTTGGCGACATTTATCTGCCCACATATAAGACATTTTTTACTTTCTTCGTAAGCCTCATATTTACCTTTCTTCTTAAGATGTTCTTGCACCTTCTCTAATCTGAGTATAAAGACGTCTCTGATCTGATGTTTCCAGTTGGGAAAACTTTTATTGTTTACAGCAGCAGGCCAAGGGAAACGCTTACCCAACTTGTCACTGGTTGCACTATTAACACTACTCCTCCAGAAAGATTCGTAACGGTACAACCGACTCTTTATTTTTACTGTGTTCATTATGCGGTTATAATAATATCAGACAAATTTTAGTGAAGAGATGCATAAAATACAAACACTGCCAAATAAAAGAATAATGTGTCATAACGTACTGAATAAGAGAAGGTGCAAGTTTGGAAACAGCTGTGTGTATGCTCACAGTTCAGAAGAGCAAAAAGTAGATGAAGTGCGCCAACGAGCATACAGGTACATAAGAGAGAAACTGGACATGTCAGACGTTGATCTGAGCACCGATCAGGAGCTGTTGTCAACTTTAACAACACTGACCAAACTTTGTTATCGTTGTTCTAAAAACATGTGCCCAGGTAGAGACAACTGTCGTGATGGCGCGGTGTGTCAAGAGCAGCGGGTGTGTTACGACGATCTGATGACCAGTTGCTACAGAGACGACTGTAACAAGATCCATCTTAGCAAACAGAACCTTAAATTTAGTAACAAGAGAGACACTCGTAGTTTTACCAAATTTACAAGATCATGGAGACAGACTAACAACAGACACACACATTCTATAAAAACAAAAACCAACACGATATGGGACAGTCTTCCATTATCTATAACAGCAAAAACTGGTGATTTTGACAACTTCAGTGCTGTTGAGAACATGTTGCAAAGCTTCAGTTTAAACAGACAAAACTGCTCTAACGACCACGATAACGACAACTTCTCTGACATGTCTGAAGACCAGTTTATGACTGATTTAGCGGATTTATCAGACACAGATCCGTTAGATGAGCTAATATTCAACTAGTAAAAATAATTGATCATTTAACCAGCTAAACGATCAGTTTACATAAAGTAACTAGTATAACAAGTATTAACAGGTATGACCGAAGACACACTAAACACCACAAACATCATAAACACCACAAACACCACAAACACATGGATCAAAAAGTACGCCCCTAAAAAACTTTCTGAACTGGTATGCAACGTCAACACTGCAAAAACTGTTAAAACATGGATCTCTCAGTGGAACATAAACAAACAGAGACAGAAGCAGCAAGAGAGACGTGTGTTAAAAGCGAGTAAACAGAGCAAACGTAAATCGGTGCCGAAAGAGAAGATACCGCCAAGCTGTCTTCTGATCACAGGTAACCACGGTGTTGGAAAAACAACAACAGTGAAGCTTGTGTTAGAAAATGCAGGCTATGACGTCCATACTGTTGACTTTAACGAGGTTAAAATCACTAAAAACATTAAGCAGTGTTTAGATCAGATAATTAAAACAAACGATGTGGTGGACATGATCTTCAATAAACCGCGGAAGAAGGTCTTACTGTTTGATGAGATAGAGTCTTTATCGGCACCGGTTGATAAAGCGTTCTTAATAGCACTCCAGAAGATGAACGATCTTGAACGACTGTATCCTATCATCTTCATAGCAAACAACAAGCATAACAAGTTTCTATCGGATCTGAAAAAGAAGACGACTATTGTGCGATTCTGGGACCCTTGGGCATCAGAGCTAACCAAAATTTTGCGTAAGATATGTATCAAAGAGAAGTTGTTGATCAAGAGTAGTAAAGCGATAGATGTCATACTTGAGATGTGCCAATCTGATGTCCGACGTCTGATCCAGACACTGCAAGATGTTCACTACACTTACGGTTCTGATGTCAAGATTAGTAAAAAGATGATAGTTGAGTATAAAAACACATCAAAGACAAAAGATGTTGACACGGATCTGTACAACGCGACCAGACAGCTGTTGTACAGTTATAAGAATGTTGACGACTGCATGTCTTACTACGAGTCAGAGAAGACGTCTCTACCGTTGATGGTACATCAGAACTACATTGACAGTGTACTGTTGCGATACAAGAAAGAGGACGACCGTTTTGCTACAGTGTCACAGGTTTCTGAACTGCTCTCTCAAGGTGATATAGTGGACAACTTTATCTACAGCAACCAGTCTTGGGACATGCAACCGGTACACGGCTTCTACAGCTGTGTTGCACCGTCTTACAGTCTAACTAAGCAGAAGAAGACCAAAACTAAATCTAAAACTAACACTAACACTACTAAATCTAACACTAACACTACCAACACAGACTCAGACAGTTCATCCGACGACGACGACGTGATACCAACACTAAGACCTACGTTTACTATTGATTTTCATAAGACGTCAGCACAGAAGAACAATCAGAAGAAGATAGTAGATATCAATCTAAACATTCCTAACAAGAACATATCTGACTACATCTACATCATTCAGATTATGCGTAATTTGGTGACCAGAGATAAGATTAAAGAGTGCGTAGACATCATGTATGAGTACGGTATCAGTATAGAAGTTATTGAAGCTGTACTAAAGATAGACAAGATAGACAACGCTAAACCGTCTTTAACAACCAGACAGAAGCGTGAGTTTGTCAACCAGTACGAACTTCACAATGTTGTAGATCTAAATTTATAACACAAGAGTTTGTTGTGAATATATAGCAAATTTTTTTTATAGACCAAAGTTATACCGTTCAACTATGTCCCGTAGCTACTCCCGCAATGATGATTACTCTTCTACCCGATCACGTGATTCTGGCAACTCTGGTGTTTCCAAAGAGCTCAAACGCCTGTTCTCCAAAGGCAGCTCCAACGATTATAAAGTTCTTGCCGATCTCCGTACCCGTCATAAGGACGAGCAGATGATTGATGCTATCTTTGGCGCTTATAAAGAGCGCCAGGCCACTATCCTCCATAAGGCTAAGAAGTTCAAGCAGAAGATGTTTACTCGTTACAGCGCCGCTGAGCTTAGCCCGAAAGTGCTGATGCAGAAGGCTAAGAAGTACCAGCAGCAGGCCGGCCTTAACGATGACGAGTTCAACATGTTCGTCAACCTGCTCTACGTGGAGCAGTCACCGTACTCCAAGTTCATGACCCAGCCGGCCACCAAGATCAGCCGCACGCTGGGTTACTCGCCGTCAGTCCTTGCTGCCAGCGACAAGCTCAACGTCAGCTCCAAGGAGACCGGTGTTGTCCAGAAGATCCTGGAGACCTACGCGACCACGCAGTCCATGCACTCCCAGGTCGTTCTCCAGTCTCTGACCTACCGCGACTGCTCCCCGGAGGCTATCAGCGGCACTTTTGACAAGACCAAGAACAACCGTTTCTCATACGTCCACCCGGTCGTCGCCGCGCTCTTCCTCCCGCGCATCAACTTCCTTGACGAGCACATGCTTATCGCCAACATCGGTTACATCGTCAAGTGCAAGCACGAGGGTTCACCGATCGCGACCAAGCCGGACTTTGAGCTTTACCACGACATGATCCGTGACCCGAACGATTCGGCTTGCAACGTTGACAGCGCGATCAAGGACATCCACAACCGTTACGAGCTCCAGACCCGTCTTTGGGACTCGGTCATGAACCTCCGCCAAGGCAACTACTACGCTAAGGGTCTCGGCGCGTTCATCACCGCGATCCACTCGTGCCGCAGCAACGTGTACGACTCCCCGGACCAGGCCTACGTCAAGGATGAGGGAGCTGTCCTCCGTCGCCTGCTCTCAGCCTTCTCCATCCGCCCGACGATCGTCAGTACCACCCGCCTCCATGGCATGCTGGGTACCAACCCGTACAGCTTTGGCAGCTCCCCTCTGTCAATGATGGGCATCGGTGAGCTCACCTCGGTCCCGATGGTCACACTTCGTCTGCCGCTGAACATCACCAACAAGAACCACTCTGTTGACATCCAGGAGGCGCTCACACAGCCGCAGTGGTTTGTTGAGAACAAGATGATCGTGCCGAAGTCGCAGGCTATCATTCATTCACGTGATGTCCTCTTCTTCTACGTCGGCCGTCGCTTCCAGACGATTAACATCTCGCGTGTTAACACCCCGTGCAACTTCACCGCTCTCCCGATGACGGTTGCCGGCTGGGAGGCGATCAACGACACGATCGTCAACTACCAGAACACGATCACGGTTCTCAACGACCAGTACCAGCTGCGTTCAGTCGTCATCGTTGATGCTGACCCGAAGAACAAGCTCATCATCGGTTCCAGCGCCGCTGTCATCACCGACCAGAAGGAGCACCTTCTCTACGACCCGCAAGGCGCCGGCGAGATGTTCCCGTCAGGCTCAGGTTACACGACCAACGCGCCGATCACGGTTATCCCGGGCCAGACACCGTTCAACGTTGGCCAGGGCACCGAGTCTTTCTACCAGCGTGCTTCCCGCCGCGGTACAGTCTTCATGTACCAGAAGGTCACCTCTAACCGTGGTGTGCTGACTTGCGGCTGCTAATTAGTTATTTAATCTTATTGTATTATAATCTGTACAATAATATAGACATGAAAGATAAACTACTCGTCAACGGTCCACTCAATGCGATCAGACTAGAAGGCAAAATAGGCACTACATCTAAAGTGGTCTACCTTTTCGGTGACATTCACATGGATGTCAGAGATCAGACCGAATGTCCAGATCAACGAGCAACCGAGTTTAAGAACTACATGATTGACCAGTTTGACAACATCACCGGTAGTGATAAGTATGTTGACATGTTTCTAGAGATATACCCTACCTATTCACACCGAACACTGAAACATGGTTGTGCATCATGTGCTAAACTGCCAGCATTCAGAGAAAAGTACATCTTAACACTACGAAAACTCTTCCATCAAAGTTTTGAGTTTGATCAAAATATTAATAAAGTAACCCGGTCTAAAGAGTTCCCTAACGTACGTCTACACTATGCAGACGTGCGGGCCTACCTTGGTGAATCTGCCATGGACACAATTTTATCAACAGGCTCGTATCTTCGTAACATGCGCCCAACTACTGTAAATTTGTACGATCTACTGTACATTAAAGACGGATTAACAATAACAAACAGTTACATGATCTGGCTTTACAAAGAGCTTTACCCTTCTTCTTCTTCTCAAAAAGGCGGGTCAACTAAACTGCCAGTCATACCTGCCAGTGCAGAGGCGTTAAGAAAGTACACACCAGAGAACTTTAAAACTAACGCTAAACATCTGCTTACCAAGATGACGACCAGATACAAATACGCTGATGTGAAAACTAAGATTGAGTACATTGTTAACAACGAACTAAAAACACTTTTTCAGCAGTATATGGATACAACTAAAAAACTGGATGATATGTTACAAAAAGTAACAACGGACAAAACGATCAAAACTATGTATCATAAAAACAACAATGAAAGTTCTGGGTACGGTACTAATATAATGGATGTTGTAAAGATCCGAGCGTTTTTAGAGATAAATTTAACTTTAGCAGAAGAACAGTTAATGGACATATTTGTTCTGATAATGGACATCTATCTTATCAGACGAATACTAGATAAAGACTACATATCTAACGCGGTGACCTACACAGGATATCAGCACACATCTAACCACCTCTACATCTTAGTTAAATACTTTGATTTTAAGATCACTAACCACTCCTACTTACAAAAAGATGTGGCTGCAGCGACTAAAGATATTAAGAATACGACTGATATTAGGAAATTAGACACACTGATAACGCCAGAACTGCTGCAGCAGTGCACCGATCTAACAGGGTTTCCAGAAAATTTTCAATAAAGATTTATGATCACATAAAAGTCGTCGTAAAACTAGGCAGAATACGTCTACCGGCTGAGTTGACGTTCTGCGCTCTCGGTAAAGTCTTAATAGGGCTGTTGATGTCCTTCAGATAACCGTAATACTGCTTAATATTGGTCATCATACCCGGTACAGACTCCTCCACCACCATACTGTTCAACCTCTTGACCTGTCTAACTAGACCCTCGTTGCTGTTAGGTCTAGCATGTTCAATAAATACAGACCTCATCGCCAACGCCACATCTTTCATATCCTGATCAACGTCAACCTTGTACTGCCCGTTGGTTCTCTCATTAACAGCGTTTCTTAACATCTTCTGTACTCGTTTTATGTTCTTATCCGAGAAGTATATCTTGCTTAACTGACCACCACAAGCTATCTTGGGGATGTTCTTCTCTACCATCTTTTTGTAGTTCTGCCGGTGGTCGCTCAGAAACAGAAAAGGTGTTTTGAACACGTCTTGGACGGTCATGTTGGTGTCGTCCATAGGTGGGATACCGCTACCTTTATCGTAAAAAGGCTGCCGTTCTTTGCCGTAGTAAGGTGGTGCATTGTTGTAACTAGCAAAGTTTTGGTAGTTCATAACTCTATACATCTACATGATAAATAAATCGGTGCTGACCTACCGATAGAGGATCAACCGGAACGCCACAACATGCGCGTCAATCATGTTGCTGGTCGCCTGCGTCAACTGCTCGGCACAACAGGCCAGCAGATCCTTGAGCTGCTCGGCATGCACCGTGTTACCCGGCTCACAGTTAGCAGCATGATGCTCCTGTACAAGCTGGCAACACAACTTCTGCGTGTTCTCCATCTGTACCGCCGCGGTGTATGCAGCATCAAGCGCCTTCTTTTGTCGCGGTGTCTGGTCGTTGTCTGGGATGAATCGTGCCAACTTCTTGCCAAAATCATGACTGTACACCTCACCACGATCACCGAACCGTGCATACATAAAAGCCAAACGGATGAGTTTCTTGTCATTCAGGAGAAACGCATGATGTCGCTCTTTTTACGCCCGTGTTTGAACATTTTCTGAAGTTTGCGTACGTTCTTTGTCTCGTCGTCGTCTACGTCTACATCCACATTGCGAGCGTCGTAGATTGCACAGAGCTCTTCACAGTCGGCTTGGTTTAGCATGATGGTGTAGACCTGGTTGTTTAAGTTACTGATTTCTACCATATGAGCCCTATTAACAGTTCAAATTTCAATTTTTCTAGTATGACAGTATTAAAAAAATTGAAATTTGAACTACTAGGAGTACATCTTAGACGGTTAATACTACATCATTCATCATTACAACTATGTCAACCCAGTTAGATATCCCTGGTCTATACAATGCAGCAAAAGCAGGATGCTGTGAATCTGTTACACAAATGTTGCTAGATCCACAAACACACTTCATTTTAGACCAGGCATTTCAGTGTGCAGTTGAGAACAACCACCCAGAAGTGGTCAACCTTTTTCTACAAGACGGACGGGTCAATCCGATGAGAGTCCGTAACAAGGCGATCCGTACTGCTTCCCAAAAGGGATTTGAAAAGACTGTTGAGCTGTTGATGGCAGACACACGTGTTGATCCGAACTCACACCGAAACGATGCACTTCGTCAAGCTGCACGTTTCGGTCACATCAACATTGTCCGTATGTTGATGAAGCATGTTCATAGCAACCCAGGTGACTTCCACAACTATGCGATTCGTAATGCGGTTAGATACAATCACGCTGAGATAGTCAAACTGTTGTTGACTCATGATAGTGTTGATCCGTTTGTTACATCATACTGGCCACAATTGTCGGCGTTTAACATGTATGTTAAAGCTAACAACTACGATATGGTCAATCTTCTGTTAGATCATCCACGTATTACTGTTGAAGCAGTAAATACAGCTGTTAAGTATGCGGCAAGTGGCGGCTTTCATGACCTGATTAAACTTTTTGTTGATCGGTACAACATTACCAGGGACGCAGCAACTGAATCGGTTGTGGCGGCAACAAACAAGGGTCTTGTGGATGTTGTAAAATATATGTTGGCTAACATGCATTGTGCTGTTACTACCAGTATGATTGTTAAGCTTGTTAAAGAATGGAATACACGGTTACCTTCTGTATTACGGACGTTGAATCTGAACTTTAATAGGCCAGCTTCAACTAACACACTTGCACCACATCTGCCTGCTGCATTACAGACCTTGAATCTACCACCACCTCCGACTAACACACTTGCACCACATCTGCCTGCTGCATTACAGACCTTGAATCTACCACCTCTTCCTGCACATCTGCCTGCTGCATTACAAACGTTGAATCTACCACCTCCGACTGCTGCACCACCTAATTTTGCACCTGGATGGCTTACGAGTATGGTACCACAACCCACACTCGACAGTTTGTCCCGACGAGTCAGTCCAGAACATCTCCTAGCACTAAACATGCTTTTATGCACTGAACACGTGGCGATCACAACAGACCTCCTTAACACTGTGCCACACGACGCGTTATCCAGTACGACATTAAACCATATGATCAAGAAGATGCACACGACAGACACATCTACTCTGAACACACTCAACAACAACGCCCGACAGATTTTGCAGTTAATTAATGATCAGAAGAAGAAGGTTGTTGCCACACTCAACACGGTGCTTGAACTTGAGCACATTCATGACGACGTCGTTAAGCATCACATGTGTATCGCACTGTGTGGCCTTCCGTTGTACATGTTGAAGGTGTAATTATTTGTTTATTTTTCTGTATTATTGATCTATACAACAATACCGATTACTTTTTACTAATAACATAAGTCTCTAACAGCTCACCATCACTCAACATAGCCTGGTTAGCCTTGTACTCCTGTACAATAGACTCGTAGTTGGAGTAGTTAAACAGCGTCTCTACACGAACACACTTCTCAACCACAGCACTGACCCTACTGTCCTGCATACTGTGTTCATCTTTGGTGTAGATAACCGCCTGTTGTGCATCACCGTCTTTCAGCTTTTTAAACAACACAAACATAAAAGTACCGTTCTGCACCTCATGTACAACCAACCGACCCTCTTTAACAGCAGTATGATTGTCTTTACGGATGTTAACGATCTCAGTCTCTTTAAGATACGTACCGACCCGATTGTTCATAAACCGACCCGAACTACCAGCTATCAGTTCACCGATGTCGTTGGTACCACTAACTGCACCTTCAACCTGCTTGATCATCTGCATAACATCGTCTGGCGGTTTGATACCACCGGAGTTGGTGAACGTGTTAGAGAAAGCGTTAACAGTGAAGCAGTTCTTGAAAGCCTGGATGCAACCGTTGTCAACAGCATTATCATCACACCCGTTCTTGTCTTTAAAGATGGTGCTACTAACGATCTTGTAACTCTTATCAGCTGCACCTTGACCGATAGTGAACCCCGACTTAGGTACCTCTTTAAAGTTGCTGTCAATCAGCAACAGATGGCCGTAGTTAGGGATGTAGTAGTCAATACCGTCAATCTTGTATCTCCAGTACTTAGTAATGTTCCCATGTCCACTAATATCTTTAATATAGACATTATCAGCAATCTGGAAATCAGCAAAACATATCTTGTGAATCTGCATAGTGTACAGAGCAGCCATCAACTGGAAGAGAACACTGAACCAGATCTCAGGCTTGTGGTAACCTGTACTGATCATCCTCTTAATGTTACCCTCTTTCTGATAAGTCTTAGAAGCCCAACTGTAGAGACTCTGGGTCGGCGCCTCGGTAAGAGACACCAGAGCACGCCCTGAGAAAGCTTTTGGATTCTTAACCAGCTCGTCACCCTGATCGTTCTGCACATTGGCTTGATACTGAGCATCCATAGTGTTCAGATTCATGTGTACCGGTGTGTAGAGTTTTTGGTTCATAAAAGGCGGGTTGTTGGATACATTCACCACTTCAACGTTAACACCATCACCCCCGTTCATAAACAGAACATTAGAGTTGTCAGGAGGTGCATAATGAGCCTCTTGGATAATAGGATTAGGTCTAACATATGGTGCCTGTACACTCGCATTCGGCAACGGCATCTTCACATTCTTAGTTGTACCCATGTTAGCAACGTTGATCTTCGGCCCACCACGGGTGAGGTCCAACTCCTGATACTGCTTCGTGATAAAATCAGGCTCCTTCTCTTTGTAGTCACCCTTGATCTGATTAAGTTTCTCAAAGTCAATCTTGCAGTCCTCGTTGATGTAGTAACCGTTCATCACCACAAAGTTGGGACAAACGTTTTGTTTGATAATCTGCTCTCTCACATACTCGTAGTAAGCCACCTCTCTCCACATGTCGTAGTCGTAGTACTCTAAACTGTCCTGCTTCTTAATGTCGTACTCACCCACCGACATACGATAGATACGAATATTCATACCGATAGAGTTCTTAGCACACTGAACATTGTTGTCGTTGCGATTAAATCTGATAGGATAACAGCTACGGTAGATCAACATGTTCTCTGGCAGCCCTCTGTACGGGTTGTCGTGCATCTGGTTAGTGTTGTACGGGTTTAACTCCATAAACTTCAGATGTTCTAACAGACTGTTGTTACCGGTGCCGTCCAAATTAATATCTTCACCATCACCGTTCTTGATAAATATCGATCTTACAAAGTTGTAAATGTTCAACCTTTCAGCGATAGTGTTAGCACTGTTCAGAAACTCTTTACTAGGCAGAATGTCCTCGTAGATAGCGTTGACCTGACTGTGGTTAGCAGTAGGCCCAGACACGTTGATGTTGTAGTTCTTAATGATAGGCATCTGGTTAGGTCCCCACTGACCTTGACTCTGCATCAGGTATCCAGGCGGATTAAAAGGGTTGTTAGTACCAAAAGGCATGTACAAAGCAGGGTTAACAGTCTTCGGTTTCCCTTTTGGCTTGCTAGGTTCATAAACTTGAAGATTGACTAAAGGGTTCTGCCCTTTAAAACTGGGGGTAGGTTGGTAAGCCGGTTTTTCTAACGAGGTGCCTTTACCTTTTGTAAAATTCTGTTTCTGAAAGTCTTTCTTAAAAGGCTTCTTTACGAAAGCAGGCTTACTGTAAATAGGAGGCTTACCCTGTTCTGCCAACCTGTCATCTATCACATTCTTGCGTTCTTTTGGAACAAACGGGCTGTTCATCGGTTCGTTGAACTGCGGGATCACTCTTTCTGCTCCACCTCGCTGGTTAAAAAAAAAAAGTCAAGATCACGCGCACCACCCTGCTGTCCAACAGAGGCCGGATTAAAGCCGTCCATAGCTGCTGAACCAAGATGGCCGATCTGCTCCTGTGAGAATCCCGGTACACCCTGAGTGGCCGAGTTCTGGCTCATCATAAGATGTTCCGGGAGCATGCCAGACTGCACACCGCTCGGTGCAGCATCAGTGGCCGCCGGAAGAGACTGCATCTGGTTGAAACCGGCTGCAGTAGCGCTAGGCAGACTGTTACCCTGCTGTTGTGAAAGCTGTTGCATCGGCTCCATATCGGTGGCCATCGGCAGTGAGTTCATCTGGTGTTGAGCCTGCGGACCCTGCTGAATCTGCTGTTGAATCTGCTGCTGCATCATCTGTTGTGCATCGTTAGTACCTGCCCCAGCACCCGGCGCACCCATCATATGCTGAAGATGATCCGGCAACGCACCGCTAAAATTGTCCGGCAGCTTACTAAGAATACTGTTCTGAGCCGGGTTGGGTGGTCCCTGTTGGTGGTTCATCTGGTTGGTTGGTTGAGGTGCCGGTCTCATCGCGCTAGGAGGGAAGTCTCTGAAAAGGTTCATCATACCGGTAGCGTTGGCGTGGTTAGATTGCGCCTCAGTGTTGATCGTGTTCTGTGCCATGTCAAAGTCGTCATCGTCATCACCAAACTCATCGTCATCATCAGCGTAGTTTCTACCCTGACTAGCTGCATCGTACGCCGCCTCATAAGCACCACCCTCACTTGAACTGACCGTCTGGTAAAGAGACTCTGCTGAGAAGCTTTCGGCGGTGTCTTGAACCAGAGCAGCAGATCGCTTAAGCGGGCGGTTGCCTATGATATTCTTAGACTTCTTAGCACCCTTTGTCTTCTTCTTAGCACCCTTCCTCTTAGCACCACCACGCATACCAACATCTTTAGCAAAAAGGATCGGGCTGTCTGAACCATGAGTCAGAGAACCGTAACTAACATCGCTGTCATATGAGCGGTATGATGCTACATTATCAGACGTGTTACTTAATGAATCAGAATACATACCCTGTTTTATACTTTCATGAAAGATAATTATTTATACCAATAATTATCTATTTTTTACTTCTACTCAGATTCTTCTTATAGTCGTTTAACAGCATCTTGTCAAGTTCAGACAGTCGGGTGTTGCTGATTGTAACATCTGGCTTCTTATCAGTCTTGCGAAACTCGGCAAAGTAAGGATCCACTTTAAGAACGCGGTCAGGTGTCACCACCTCTTTGTTGATCAGTATACGTCCACTTTTGCTGATATACTCGGTCTCAGTCTTCTGCAACTTTGGTGGAACGATCCGGTTAATAAAGTCTTTAGTCTCCTGCGGTATACTGTCACTCTCTAAAAGCTGCGGAAAGAAACCTTTTTTGATCAACGTGTTAAAAAAGAAGTGCATATCGTAGTACCTGTTCTGCACCGCTGAGATGTTAATCTGATTTGTCCAGTCATCACTCACTTTCAAGTTCTCCACTTTGCCAGGTATACATGCAAAATCAAAGTCCCACAGTTTGATCTGATACCCGATGTTAGGTAGAATATATCTAGCACCGTTGATCGTATGCGTAAACATTGAACCTCTGTTCTCTATTTTATGAACCAACACGTTGTTTGCTTTAAGGTCGTTGTGTCTAAATCCAGGGTAACGACCTTGAATAACCGCCAACACAGATATCACCTGAAAGAAGAAAACCTTCCATGTGATAGCTTTAAACTTTTCGTGATAAGACCGGATAAAATCTAACAGATCGCCACGATTAGCCCACTCACTAATCAACACAGAAGCATGGTCATGGTAGCATCCGTTCTTGTACTTCTCAGCAAACTCTAAATACTTCTTGTTGTTGGTACCGACCACGTCCGGGTCTACAAAAGGCTTGATGCTAGTGTTAAATATACCGATCGGCAACGCGATGTAAGGCGTCTGCTTCTTTAACACAAAGTAGCTTAAAAGTCTGATCATCATCAACTCTGCGTTCTCGGGTCGCCGTACATCGTTGATAGATCCGTACTTTTTCTTAATAAACGCCACAACTTTGACCGCGTAGTTGACCCGCTCTCCATCATCATCCTCTATCATACCTTTAAACGTGTGTCCTGACGACCCGCTCTTAACATAAAGCAGCCTACCCCCTATCTGTTCAATAACATCATGAAAGTCGTGCATCTTCTTGTTAAGTATCTTCGCAGTATCGTTTCTCCTAGAACCGGTGTTACCAGCATGGTACCCGTTAGGATTAACAAACTGTTCAGTGTTCAGGTTGTCAACATCAACTACAGGTTGCAGACTGTTACCGTTAAGCAGCTCTTTCATAAAGTCTTTACGAAATGCAAGCGTGTCATATTTTCGTTCTTTATAGGATCCGATGGAGTACAAGCTATGATTGTCTTTGTTTCTGTTTTTACTAACACTACTCATACTTAGTTATGTTATATGAACTTAACTTAATGTACTGTTACTAAATAAAATATCCTGCCATCTAGATCGCATTAATAATGAAAACATTCCAGCACCTTGTTACGAACAGCGTCTTCTTTGCCTACCCGAATGTTGCTGATAGCAGTCTTAATACGGTTGATGTTCACCACAGGTATACGTGGCATGCATTCAAAGTACATGTCTTTGTCCAGCATGTCCAGTTCTACTCTGGTTGGGTAAAGATCAACAATCGCCGACATAGGTCCCACTAACTCACGATAACCCTCTGGCAGAAGTTCCACGCGATCTGGTGGCAACACCGCTAGGAGTTGAGTAAAAGGCTTGATAGGTGTGTCTCTGTTAGCAGTCTTTTTAAACTCCACACTGTTAATATCATACTTACTGTTAAACTTGAAGAACCTGCTAATGTCTGACACAAACGGTGCTCTGGCATGTACAAACTGCCAGTCGTAAGAACAACAGGTCTCAAAGTAGTACTTAGACACCCACACCACCGCCTGCAAGTAGTCTGTTACCAGATCTTTAATGAGATCGTCCTGGTGTTCCGACGCGTTAAAGTGGTGGTCGTAGTATCTGAACTTCCAAAGTTTAGGCTGATCTGAACCCAGTTTAATCGGGTCGTCCACCACAAACCGACGCATGTTGTCTATATCCCACAACTCAATATCACACTTGTCATCAGAAAAACAGGACCTCCCGTTCTGTCTCTCGTGGTAGTCAGGTAGGATCTTCTTGAAGTAGTAGCTTTCAAACTTGGCTAACTTGTCAACAACCAGTCTCAAAACATCCTGAGAAACTGTTGTGTTGTTATCGGTCTTAACAACCAACATCTGTTTCTTCTCCACATAAGCCTCTACGTAACATTTCAACAGGATGTCTAAACCGTTGGTCCTAATATTGACCGACGGTAGGTGCGGCATAAAGTCGTTACCTAGCAGACATCCTAGAAGTACGAAGTCGTTAGTGAAGTCAACACTGCCAAGCTTGACGTCGTGCTTGTACCGGTTGTTCTTACCTGTCTGCTCCTGTACCAGTTTATTGATATGGTCGTTAATACACTCTTTCATATAGTCAATCGGAACGTAGTTAAACTCTTCATCAAAGGCGTTTTTGTCTTTTACTTCTTTCATCTCTTTTGTTTTTAATGCCGCACCAAAATGCTGCTCTTCACGTAACAACTGCAGATTACGTTGCCCGCTAGCCAACGCTAGAAAGATAAGATCAGCATCTAACCCGTAAATTACGCAGTGTTTATCATCTAGGTTTCTACTTTTAATGTCTTGCAAAATCTTGTGCTCACCTTCACCAGCAGTGTGGTACGACGAGTAGGTTGTCTTAATCTTTTTACGTTTTTTACTCTTTTTACTCATGCCATCCAGATGATCCAGAATTCGCAAATGTAAGATCTCCATAAACTCGGTACCAGGTGTGATCACAGAGTTGCTCCACCGATTACCACACTTCTTACCATGTTTCTCTTTAATACTGTCTCGTAAAAGCTGATCATCTTTTGATCTGAACCGTCTCTTCCGTTGCTGATTCATCTTAGCCATAGGTGCAACACCGTCCACCGCGATGTACAACTCTTTCGGTTTCACAGTATCCACCAGATGATCTATGTACGCCAAAACGCGATCCATCATCATGCGTTCTAACTCGTCTTCATCCTCCCAGTCAGGGTTAAGGTCTAAAACTTTAAAACACTGCGGATGGATTAGGCAGTTTGCATCCAGATAGAGTATGTCTACCGGTGCTCCAGTCTTAGATGTTATTAATCCTTTGTTTTTATACTTTCTGATAAGCCATGAGAAGAATCCTGGAACCCCCATTATGACTAGTTTGTATGTGTATAAACTACCTGGTTTTTTATGTGTTTGCTTCAGGGAATAGTACTATCAACTTTTTTATCTCTACAACTATACTATAACAGTATGCCTCCTAAACGCCGCGTTAACAAAGGAAATCCGGACAGTGATATCTACACCGCGATTGACACCCAGAGCGAGTTCGCCACCTGGGCTAAATCTATCCAGAAGCAGTCTGGTGGCCGTCGTAACAACAACGTTGACAGCGCCGAATACACCGACATCAATGTGAACAGCGAGTTTGCTGCTCTGGCCGGTAGTATGCAGACTGGTGGTAAGCGTCGTGGTGCTAAGAAGAAGAGCGCTAAGAAGGCCAAGAAGAAGAGCACCAAGAAGAAGGCTAAAAAGAAGAGCACCAAGAAGAAGGCTAAACCTCGTGGACGATCACGCAGCCGATCACAGTCACGCGCCAAGGGTAAAAGAGGCTACTAAAAGAAGGTACCAAAAGAAGAGCACCAAGAAGAAGAGCACTAAGAAGAAGGCTAAAGCTCGTGGACGCTCACGATCACGATCCCGCAGCCGTCGCATGTCCCGTGAGATGGACCCGGTCATGGTTGCTTTTGGTGATGCACGAAAAGCGATTGGTGCGCTTGTTGGCGATAACAGTTTAGCGGTTGCATCTATTGTAAAGCTCTATCGCGACAAAGCACTCGGATCTATGAACTACGCTGATCTGGATAAGCCTGCCAAACTTAAGGCTTACAAAGACGCGGTTGAATTAGCCAAGAAAGACAGTAATACCAATCATGCTAAACATTTAGCTGATGCAAAAGCTAAGATGAAGAAGGCCCGTGAAGCCAAAAAGAAGGCAAAAGCATCTGCGTAATTTTACTACTGTAAAATGTATCTAACATATTACAATCAACAATCAACAATCATATTAAAATTTTAAACTTGGCTTTACTAGTCTTCAACTTGCCCATCTTGTTCATTTTATCATAATCAGACACACTCTCATCACTTATATCACTTATATCATACTCGTTGGTTATCTCCAACACCATAGCTTTTCGTCTATCATCGGATTTCTTCTTATCACCCAGATAAGTCTGATCAAACGGAAGAAAAGCCTGAGACGCCCCGTTATCAACCCTCCACAGCTTGTTATCACATGTTCCAGTAATCCCTTCATCTGCATCTTTAAATGTAAACGGTTGCACAGTGTGACCAACAAACATATGTCCCACTTTAAAGATGTCCAAGACAGGTTTCAGATGAGAACCGCACTTATCAGCCTCCTGATCAGTGTTAGGCGGGATACCACCAAGCTCCCTGTCCCAAAACATAGAGTAACGACTACTGTTAACGATGTTGTCCACATACCTGTTGTTAACTTTCCCCAGTAACCACTTTCGTACCAACATGTTAATCTTGTAAAGATCTTTTTTACCGGTTATCTTCATCTTGTCTGTAAACTCAGGCACCACACCTGCATGCACAAAGAACATGTCTCCGATAACGACCGCCGACAGCCTGCTACAAGCCATGAATTTAGCATACTTGTTGCCTCTTTTAAAGGCGTGTTTACGACCCTCCATCCCTGATTCAAAACCGTCTTTAAAACCTTCTAGACCCAAGTACGACACATAGTTCATATTACCGTTAACGTTCATTATCTCATGATTACCTAATAGTGATATCAACCTACCACCCTTCTTTTTAGCCTCTTTATCTAACCTGGTCAGAAGTTCCATTATCTTGATGTCCGAGTGTTCGTCGTTGAGTGTCGCATCAGGATAATCACACTTGTGATGTTTAGGGCGACATCGGTCAATCTGGTCACCGATCTGTACCACGTAGGTTTTCTGTTTATTTTTGTCGTTGGTCCAATGAACATCTTTATTGTCTTTACCATTTTTATCACTCACACCCTCTTGCACCACCCCAGCTATCTTCAAACACTCCACAGTCAGTTTGTAGTCACCGTGCAGATCACCTATCACTATTATTCTTTTTTGTGCCGGTATGATCGGTGGTAGATCTGCATTAGGGCAGTCTTCTTTAAGATCTTTAACGTACTGTTCATCTGTGTAGGTCATGTCAGCATAATGTTTCTCATTATGGAAATCAACCATTTATCTTATATATTCAATTAATAAAATATATAAGCTTAATTACCTAATTAAACACTGCCGAACTGTGTCTCAGTGACGTTGAAACCGACAACCGGTGCAGCAGCGTTTTCGCGTTCAAACGAGTTAGCCGGGTTGCTGGTGTACTGCGGCCAACCAGCCGAGTCGGTCATGCTGGGACAAGACTCCTCACTGCCCTCTGTTTCAGGATACTGGTCAGCACCATCTTCTGCACCAGAGGGCACAGCAGCCGGCACCTCTGCAACCTCACCCTCAGTGGCAGGCGACACTGCGGCAACCACAGGCTTGGGTGTATCAACTGAAGCGGCAGTTGAGTCCATACCCTCAACCGCACCAGCCATAGCGGCGTCCGCTTTAATACGGTTAAGACGCTGCATAGAGATGAGGACACCAACAGCAGCAAGGATCGCTGCGGTCGGGTTGGTCTGCGCACTGTAGGCGATCAGAAAGAACACCAGAACACGGAACAAAGGGTTATCAAAAACGCTGGCAGCATAAGCCGGCAGACGGGGGGCTACCAGGGCGGCGTAAACCACCAGAAATGCAAGGAGGCCTAGTGAGACATATCGGTTGTTATCAAGAGTAGAGACCACTTTTAGAACAGAATCCATACTAGTTATATTATAGGTTCATAAAATAATTGATACAGACATGTTCTATACTTACTCAACACTTAAACTAAAACACTTAAACTAAACTACTAATCTCATCAAACACATGCCTCATAAAAAACTCACCAACAAAGGTTATGCACTTAATAAGAAGAAGCTGGGTAAAACTAAACTAGCTAGAACAATAAAAGATCTTACCGTCACACCCAAATTTAACGCAGACTTCGGTGGAGATGTAGAAAGCTACACAGTGTACACTGAGACGAAAGACACTGTATACGTTCCCCGATACTACGGTTTAGCCAAGTTTGGAGAGCCTGATATCACCCAGTATAAGTCTAATCCTGCTAATATCAGTTTTCAAGGATCGTTGAGAAGTTACCAAGAACCTGTGGTTAAGACCTGCATGGAGTCGTTGAAGACTACAGGTGGTGGCGTGGTTTCTCTCTACTGCGGTGCTGGTAAAACCACTGTCTCTCTCTACTTAGCTTGTCAACTAAAAGTTAAAACACTGGTGGTTGTACACAAAAGTTTTCTCCAAGATCAGTGGATTGAGAGAATAGAACAGTTTACCGATGCAAAGATAGGCACTATCAGACAGGACAAGATAGACACTGAAGACAAGGACATCGTTATCGCCATGTTACAGAGCGTAAGTATGCGTGACTACGATCAGTCCATCTTTGAAGGCTTTGATCTGGTAATTTTTGACGAGTGCCATCATGCCAGTGCCAGAGTCTTCTCTCAAGGGTTGCGTAAAACCAGCACCAGATACACTATCGGTCTGTCTGCTACTCCGACAAGATCTGACGGCACTATGAAAGTTGTTCACTGGTACCTGGGTGACATTATCTGTAAACTGGAACGTAAAGGTGATCACCGAGTGGCGGTCAAGAACATGATCTACGACTCGGATGACAAGAAATACACACCAAAGGTCAGATACTGCAAGAACAAGAAGACAGGTAAAACTGGTAAGAACCCTGACACTGTTAAGATGGTGACTAATATTACTAATGTAAAAGATCGTAACAGGTTTGTCACCGACGTTGTTGACACGTTAAGACAGAAGTACGAACGTAAGATCCTGGTGATGGCTGAGAGACGTGATCATCTGGACACTTTGAAAGAGATGATGGATATTCTTATTAAGAAAGACGTTGATTCTGGTAAGTTAGACGAAGATGAGGTGACAACAGCTTTTTACAGAGGTAAGATGAAAGCGTATGAACTGGAAGCTGCAGCTGAGGCCGACATCATCTTCGCTACCTACAACATGGCAGAAGAGGGTTTAGACATTGATCGTCTTAACACGTTGGTTTTAGCCAGCCCCTGGAAGAAGATCACTCAGACTGTTGGACGTATCCTGCGTAAACCTGTTAAGAAAGGTGAAACACCGCCGTTGGTTGTGGATATTATGGACCAGTTGTCATCTTTTACCCGGTGGGGTGACATTCACAACGAGTTTTACAGGAAGAACCGGTACACTGTTAACAGCTATCTTGCTTTTAACGACAGGTGTGTGTCTGTAGGCGAGTATCTGGTGATCAAGAATGTTTTGACCAAGAAGCAGTTAAAGAGTAAGAAGACCAATATAGAGAAAGAGTGGGTCTGTTACAACTACGGTGAAGACAGATGGAACTTGATGCAGATGTTTTCAGATGACAGTGATAGTGATGATGACGATGAAGATGATAAAGAAGACAATATTAATGAGATAGACTGGCAGTACAAGCCTGATCTGGACAAGTTGTTAGAGGTGGATACTGACTAACAATAAATTAAATTTTAGTATTCTCAACTTCTTTCTTCAGTATCTTAACTTCTTTTTTAAGTTGTTTAATCTGCATTTCTTTAATTTTAATATCTGACAATGCATTATCTAACTTCTTTTTTGTTATTTCTTCTTCCATATGCACAAGACAGTGACCATCATCACAAGCACAAACATGCCCTTCTTTACTACGACATTCATCAACAGACTTATTTAAACATGTACACTCATGCTTATCATGTAAACAGTGATTGTACAGATGTGTTACATGCATATTTTCTTCATCATCTATCATATTAATTGTAAAGTTGCAGATACATCTGTGTTGTTCACCTCTGCATTGAAAATACCCTATCTGATCAACCAACGTGTCGCAACTGTAGCTACTGTACATTACATAATTTACTCCACATGAACAGTCGTGTGTTTGTGCAGGACATGTTAGTTTTAATTTTTCTTCATCATTACAAACACAGTTATGTATGTACGCTCTACATGGATCTTTACTAATTTTACAAATACACACATGCCACACAGCATCACAACTATACGATTCTTCACATTGACATTCAGTAATTTCATTTTTATGTTCATAATACTCTTGTAAATGAACACCTATCTCAGAGAAAAGAGTAATTGGGTTACCTAAATATCTGCTAAGCTTAATGGAGCTTAAGACATCCTTAATCTGTTGTGAATCTGTGATTTGATTAGACATGTTGTAAATTGTAGTTGTTAGTGATAGAACTGTGTTTACTATTGAGTAGATTTAGTTCAACTTTTTTTAATAACAAAAAATTGAATTATTTATTGTTAATAACTAATACAACAGTGTATTAATCATCAATACTACTCAATACACTATGACAACAACCCCACAACCGGTTTTGACATGTGTTCGCTGCAAAACTGATGCCAGTAGTGTAAGTAAATTCACCTACAGATCAAACTGTAAATGTTCTATGTTCATTTGTACAAAGTGCGATGAGTACCAGACATCTGAGGTACACAGTACACACGATAAAGTTAACAGATATACATTTGCTGTATGTACCAGATGTCGTACCGATTACCAGTTTCACGGACGTCGTGCCTGGAAACCAACACCGGTCACACTACTTGCAGGACCTGTTGGACCACCGGTGGAAGCTGTTAGTGTAAGTAGTCCATTAACAAAACTACCTTCTGCAACACTTCACTGGTACACTGTGGAGTATAACTGCAGACATGACATTGGTCTTGGTAAACGTGTTATTAGCAGTTCTTTCTCAACTAAACTGAACCGTACTGATCCGGTTTTAGTTGATTCAGTTAAGACTATGCTCAACATATTACAGCAAGGTCAGAACATAAAAGATTTATCTTCTGCAGATGCGAAAAATATATTGGCACATGTTCATGTTGTACTCGTCCCTCAGATATGTATCTATACCAACCAGTGGAGTCTGTCTGACAGCGGTAAGATCACGTTTGATGAAGACAAAGCTGAGAAGATGTTTCAGATCGGGCCGCTTATTGACAACATCAAGATCATGCTTGATGACTGCAAAACAGACGAGGATGGCGGTGATGATGATAATGACGATGATAATGACGATGATAATGAAGATGTTGAGATCACTGTTGATATGAAACGTGACCTTCTTAAGAAGATGTTAAAATGGCACACGGATGAGACTATCATCAGTGTTATTCTTGATGACAAAGCGAGAGATGACGGTTATATTGGTGTACCGAGAGGATGGTTAAAGAAGATGCTTGGTGTGTTGAACGATAAGTATGCATCATCCACATTAAACACAAAAATTTACCGTTGATTAACTTATCACATGACAAGATAGGTCCAACTGGATTAAAGTATGCATCTTGGGCTGAATAAGTACTGATAAAAATTGATTATTAACTACTTCATAACCACTGTATTATTTATCCAAAGTATTATAAACATGTATCAGCACCGACAGAATTACAAGTACCAGTGTTCAACATGTCCCAATCATTACGGTACAAACTATAAAAATGATTATACACGTCACACTATGAGATCAGAACATAAGAGATTTAAAAACAAGGTTAAAACACCATATAACAGAGAACCTGAGAGAACAACAGAGATACAACCTACTGCACCACCGCCGTATGACAGTAAACCGGTGAGTACAACAAAGATACAACCTTCTGCACCACCGCCGTATGACAGTAAACCGGTGAGTACAACAAAGATACAACCTTCTGCACCATCATTATGTGATAATACAGATGGAAATGATCTGTTAAATAACCCGTTATGGGCATATCATAACAACATAGGTACATTTTGTAAAGCATTGAATAAACGTGTTAAGACAGATAATTATGTGGCTCTTACTAATAATGAAACAGAATTATTGCATCCGTTAGTTGCATTAAAGATATTAGAAAACTACAACTTTACAAGAAAAATGACACACAGTACTAAATACAACATGTGGATCTTTGAGATGACCACAGACAACTTTAACTGGAAGACAATTTACGCTGGATACAGCTTAAATAAACATGCACTTAGTCATTTACAACAGTTTTTTACCGGTTTGGTAAAACATGTGAACCGTAATCCAACAATTTTAAACAATATACTGGAAGACTGTAAACCAACATACGAATCTAATTCAGAATGTTGCACTGTATCGTAACAGTATTTTAGAAAAATTGACACATTATTGCTTATAACCACTAATCCGTGATAAAGCAATACATAAATACATACCTACACAATACACCAACCATGTCCCACAAAGGCTTAACCCAGATGCTTGATGACCTGTCAGACAAAGAAGAACAGGAAGAAAAACTGGACAGAGACAATAAGAGACTGATTAATAAGCACCTTCTAAAAACACAACAAGCACGTACCAAACAGCGCCATCAGTCAGCACCATGGCCTGAAAAGTACCGACCAACGCTGATTGACGACGTGTTGGTTGACAACGCTACAAAACAACGACTGAAACAGATTATTAAAAACAAGAACATGCCTAATCTTATCATTACAGGTGTACCAGGTATCGGTAAGACTACCACAACCAACTGTTTAGCCAACGCGCTTCTAGGACCTTATCGTAAAGACTGTGTGTTAGACGTCAACGCATCAGACGACCGCGGTGTTAAAGCTATTAAACACAAGATTATCAACTTCTGCAAGAGACGGGTCGCAACACTGGACGCACCAGCAGGCAAGTACGCACTGCACAAGATAGCCCATTTTGACGAGGCTGACAACATGGTTAAGAACGCACAACAACTGATCAGCACCGTTATGGACACCTACAACGACACGACACGATTCACTTTCACCTGTAACAGTAGCGAGGGTATCATTGAGGCTATTCAGACCAGATGCAGCATCTTGCGGTTCCGACGTATGAACACCGAGGACATGATCAAGAGGCTGGAGTACATCTGTAAAGAGGAGGATGTAACCTACACGAAAGAGGGTTTAGATGCACTAGTTGTCACGTCTCAAGGTGACATGCGAAAGGCTGTCAACAGTCTGGAGCTGACCCATACAGGTATCGGTGATGTTACGGCTGAGAACGTCTACAAAGTTTGTGATGTGCCTCACCCGTTGGTTATCAAAGGTCTTTTTAAAGCGTGTGTTAACAAAGATCTGAAAGCTGCACTGATCAGTCTGGATGCACTAAAACACGAGGGCTACTGCAACTCAGATCTGTGTTGCAGTATGTTTGAAACGTTGAAGACATCGGTGGTAGACGATATTATGGATGAGAAGGCTAGAATCCGGTTTTTAAGAGAGATAAGTGACACATCGGTGAAGATCAGCCAGAAGGTGAACAGTGATCTGCAGATGTCGGGGTGTGTGGCCAGGTTGTGTGGGGTATAGGTTGTGTGTAGGTTATGTATATAGCCAGGTTGAAGATGTGTTAATAATTAATTTATTATATAGGTAAAAATATAATGAGTGAGATGCATGAAGGTGGTGGATTTTTTGACTTTTTAAAATCAAATATGACACGTGAAGAGAAACGTGCATTAAAAGCTGAACAAAAAGCTGCACGACTACAGGAACATCGCAAAAGAGCTGCTGCATATGAGGATTCTCAGCAACGACAGTATCAACAACAACCAGAACAGTATCAGTCGCAATCTCGCCAACAACAACAAACAGATACGATACCACGTACTTTAAATAATATACATAATTTAACATTTAGGTCTGGTAAGTATATTAGTGATGCAACTGGTAAAATTGGTTCAGACACAATATTAGATAGAGATAATAGATATTTAAAAATTGTTGCTGATATCATAAAAGAACAAACTGTATCAAACCATCAACAAATATTAGAATATATATATATAAGATTGCTTACAGAAAATAAACAAAAATATGCTACAATGATGCGTAAAGCTTTTGAATCCAACAATGGAAATAGAGTGAAAAACGAACAAGATACAAATCTTGCTAATTTTCAATCTCAATTAATTAATGAGATGTTATATGTTGGCGACTTATATAAGCAATTTTATGATCTAACTTGTCAATCACTTTGTCATTGTTTAGGTACATGTGGAAATATATGTAATGAAGATAAATGTGCAATGTTTGGATGTAAAATATGTGATCAAATAAAAACTAATAAATGGGAAAGAATTCGTAAAACTGTTCAACCATACAAAGCTGATTATGATAATTACATTAAAGGTAGAATGATTCCAGAAGAATATAAACCAAAACTAAGCATAAGTAATAATCCTGTAACACAATGTATGGTAAACACTGGTAAAAGTGACAGTGATTGTAAAAAAGAGCTTAGCCTAAAGAAATTGCAAGACCGTCAATCTAATTTACAACAAGCGGATGCTGAAAACAGACGTAATAAACGATTACAACAAGAATCAGATCAACTAGTTAAAGTTAAAAGTGAGTTTTGTGATCAGCTACAAGATAAATCTCAATGTAATGCTCAATGGAGTTATCAGTTGCAAGTAATTGAGACTCTTGCAGAAAAAGGTAAAAGAGTAATTATACCTGATGAATATTTAACTAATCGTACTCTGGTACAGATAATAAGTATTTATAAAAACAAATATCCAGATTTATATGAAGCATTCTTACAAAAGATGCGATCACAACGAGGTGGCAACCCAACTAACCACATAAACTACAAACGCAAAGCCGACAAGTACAAAGCCAAGTACCTCCAACTGCAAGCAACCATGAACAACTAATTAGTTTGTATACACCCACATATTCCTAACACGTACACCACAACTACATTATCAGTATCAAAAAACCTTACTGTACATCTTTTCTGCATCTTTACGTAACATTGACCACAACGGTTCGTAAAGATATATCACAGTTAGTTCATTCATAAAACGGCAG